TCTGAGTACGGGTAGCGTTCAGTTCCCGTTGCAAAGGCTCGATCGCTTCGACATCACCAACAGGGTAGAACTGATCGGGGACATCATAGTTCCGCAACATCACGAACGGATGGCCGAAAGCATATGGCATCTGCTGAGGCTTAATCAGGAACGATTCCCCGCCTTCAGCGAACACACATACCGTATTATTCCTCAGATCATAGAACTCAAAGATGTCGGCGTAGCCTTCATCTTTGTCGTTGATCTTGCGGTGTGCAGGCTCCTCCACACTGTAACGGGAGTATGAGACAGCCTGAACATTGTCACGGGCAGTCTTGTTGTAGCGGCGGTCAGACCGCACATCGCTGATGGGGCGACGGGTTCGGTGAGCAATCCACTTGATGTCGTCCATACTAGTGCCGTCAGGGTCCACGAACACATCGAACGGGCTAAGACGCTCCACGAAGGGAGCGTCCTCTAGAACATTGTTATTAGTGGTCGTGTAGTTCTCGGCCAGGTTAGGATCGTTCACATCCTCATCGGTGCCGATGCGTTCCTCTTCAATGTACCTGTAGCCGACCTTCACCCAGGCGTGTCCGATAATCAGCAGGTCTTTGACTGCACGGCGGAACTGGAACTTGATGTCCCGATGTTTCCACCAGTAGTTTACGACAGCCTCAGCGATCACCGCATTGGGAGCGTTCTCTGGTGCTACAGCAGAAACCGTGATCTTCGGATAGTTGACCGAAATACTGGGGGCAATCACATTCACCGTAGAGAACACCATGTTAATCAGAACACGGTCCTCATCGGTGAAATACTCGTAATGCCGACCTTTATACAAGTCAACTAGACGCTTCCAAGTTTCATCGAAAGATTCTTCTTTCCGCCAGCGACGGCTGGCGGTAATCTTCTTGCGATATCTTGCAAGCAGTTCGCTATGGGAAGGACGAGCCATCTAGTTATTCTCCCTTGGGGGTATTCAAATAGGCTTCTGCCGCACGGTACACAAAGTTGACGATGGCTCCCAGGCCAGCCCACAAAGCGGATTCCCATACGGGGATGGTGCCCAATGCTCCACCAACCAACACGCCTGTAAAGGCGAATACAAATGTTGCCAGTGCTCGCTTAACTGAATCAGAATACTTCATGGTTTTCTTTCCTTTCTTGGTGTGCGTGCCAGTGAATGTGACTATGGACACGATCATCTAGTTTCTCCAGGCGACCCTCAATTCTGTGGAGCAGACCCAGACTTTGGTTGTGTTGCCTAGTGTTCCGCTGGTCGAATCTGTGCAAACCCCACATTAGTGGTCCGCCGATCACAGCAACAACAATAGGAACCCACCAATGCATGAGTTACACCCACCTGGTCCCAACTGGTTCAGCATTAATGCCAGCGGCCTTGGCTTGCGCTACCTGCTGGTCTTGGCGTTCCTTGATCGTCGGGCCATGAAAGTCCTCTTTGCCGTGGGAGAAACCCAAGTTGATGGTCTTAACATGACAGCCAAAACAAATATGACCTCGGCGGGGAATAGCATCCACCGCTTCCAGTTTGCCACATTTCTCACATTTATAAGAACCCATACCCTAGTAGAATCGTTCGGTTTCTGTAACTATCTTGTCATCTCTGACCCGTGGCGCACATTATAGGCACCAATAGGCTGAGAAACTGGAGGTTTATCCGAAATAAGAAACTGCTCCCACCATGCCAAAGAGTTCCTGGGGATATTCTCCCCCACATGATACTCAGGCATGTAGACGAACTTCAACATCTGGTTGGCGATAGCCAGCGAAATCACCCTGTCGTCATGGGGGCTACCCGTCATCTTGCCGTTCTCCTTGCGAACATATGTTCGCAACTCGGCCAGGGTGTATTCACAGCAGATGTCGATATCCTCATTCCTGAGAGCCATGGCCAGTTCGTCAATCATCAGCGGTTTAGAGGTTGCCGTTGTCCTCCACCCAAGAATGTTCGTTGGAACAGGACGGCTGGAAGCCAGCCGTCTTTGCCTGTAGATGCTACGATAGCCCGTCCGTTGCAAAGCCTTGATAGTAGTCAGACCATGGTTGTTGTTCTCCACGCCCACCAGAGCAGTGTTATACATCCAGCCCAACTCGGCCAACAGTTCCCCAAACAGGTCTGGTTCGATTCGCCCATGCCAATGGGCGACAACCATCCCACTAGTGGCATCAACAATATGGGCAGAACTGTAGTCTCCATGGGACAATCCTTCGGCCACATCGGCCCCAATCACATAGCGACCGTCTGGGCGTGACTCCTCCCAGATACTGAGGGGGCCGTCATGTTGGCTGATGAACCGAACATCTTCGGAACCAATCGTCAATGTCCCCCTAGTGGGTTCTGACGGGATAATACTGTCAATGGTGTCGATGTCAAAGACGGGGTTGCCCGACTTGATGAACGCTTCCTCTGGAGAGCGTGGGTATTCCTGATGCAACTGCCATGTGGGCAAAGATTTCTTCTTGACCTCATACCAGTCCTCGTTGCGGTCGCCAGCATCCCACGCCCAGAACACACCCTTGAATAAGTTGGTTCCCGTTTGGGAACCAACCCACAACTTGTGAAAGAAGTTACCAGAACCGTTGGCCGTACTCAGACAGATCACCCGACCACCCACATCAGCAACAGGTTCAATAGAAGCCCACGCTTCGTCGGGGTTCGGCAAGAACGCCATCTCGTCCACGACCACCAGATACACCGATTCACCACGGGCAGGATCATTGGAACTAGGTAGAGATTCGATGGCGGATTCGTTATCGAACACCATCTTCAACTGGTGGTCCGTCAACAATCTAGGTCCACGAATACGCATCCACTCAGGCAACCACCTGTAGCCATACTTGGACTTCTGAAGCAACTTCATAGCCTCACGCTCCGTCCTTGATAGCATGACGACGAAACGGTCATCCTCAAAGAATGTCAGCCAGAAACAGTATGCCGCCGCCAGAGTGGAGAATCCAATCTGGCGGGCCTTCAGGACCACACTGTAGCGGTTCGTCAGCCAGGAACGCACCGTTTCCCGTTGCGCTTCACGCAACTCAAACTTGATGCGTCCACGCTCAGGATGCTTGATGTACCAGTAGTTCTGACAGAAATAGTCGAACGCTTCCAGTTGCTCGTCAATAGGCGCATCCTTGCGTGCCCTACAGGCACGCCATTCACGCTCATGTAACAGTTCATCTATTTCCACTAGTTTCTCCTACGAACAAACTTCGGTTTAGCGTCAATCCAGAATGGTGGCAATTTGATACCTTCGGACAATGTTCGGCCAGCATTAACCCACAACACATTGGGTGAAGAACCCTGACCGCTGGAGGATGCTTCACGGTTAACTGCACGGCCAGACACCACAACGCTAGAGCCAACCCCAGTTGCGGTAACGGTACGGATACTGATATGCAGACCCGTAGCAACACTGGAACCAAGACCGCTAGAGATTGCTGTGGCAAAGAATGTCTTGGCACCAATAGCCACGGACGAACCGACTGCACTGGCAGATGCGGTTCGATCTATCGTCTGGGCAAAGATAGCAACACTGGAACCAGTACCACTAGAACTAGCGGTTCTAATTCTAGTTACCAGAATACTAGTTGAACTAGAACTAGTCCCACTAGCGGAGGCTGTCCTCAGTTTGCTTATGACACCACTAGCATTAGAGGAACCAGTGCCACCAGCAGAAGCAGTCCTAATGTTTGTTACAACATCTAGTGCTACGCTGGAGCCAGTACCGCTAGATGTAGCGGTCCTAAGTTTAGTTATGACACCGCTAGCGGTGCTGGAACCCGTACCAGAACTGGAGGCCGTCCTAGATAGTGTGGAGAAAGCCGTATAGTTGCCTGTGATTTCTACTGCGCTGATGGCGATGTATCCGCCGTCAGCGGCCATCGAAGCAGAATAAACCTGCTGGATGACCAGACGCATACCGTCCCAGTCGGTCTTGGTCCCGTTCGTCCCAGCGGTCGTCAAAGTGAACGCCGTCACACCAGAGTTCGTAAACGCAGTCGTTGTCACATTGTTGATTGAAACAACATTCGTTAAGTCGGTGCCGTCAGCCCGCTCCAACCAAATGTTGAAACTGATTGTGTCATCGACACGGCTGAACTGTCTGTAACGGATATTGTAACTGATGTCTGTGATCGACTTGAAATCTGACGGCATATTCGTCATATCCAAGATCAAAGATTCAGTGGCGTTATCGCTACTGGAACCAGCACCACGAACATAATCGGCATCGTTGGCACTGGAGATTGCTTCGTCAATCAGTTCCCAATAGTTACCAGTAGTGCCACCAGTGGTATTTAACCATTTGCCTTTCTGAACATCACCATTGGGATATTCGGAACCAGTAGCGGGCATTAGCGTTCAACTCCCCACATGCGGCGCACCGACACTGGTGTACCAAGTCGGGCGCACGCCATCACATAGGTTGCTCGGACGGTAGGGTCATCAATGGACCCACCGAAACAACAACCAGGCCCGACCCAATCACCGCAGTCGGGGGTACCAGCGGCCACCCAGTCTGGCCGCACATCAGACAAATATCGTTCATCTTTATGAACTGCATCCCAATCCCCCAGTTCGACAAACAAACTGCACGACCAACGCCGTTCAGGTGTTGCGTTCTCAACAAGAAACTTGCAGGGCTGACCGTTCACATAGCAACAGTGGTCACGCCCGTTACCGTGGCAGACACTCATGTTGCACCTAGATTGCGTATCGGACGATTATGATTCCAGAACCGCCGTTACCACCAGCAGAAACTACGGTTCCAGAAGTTGTGCCGCCTCCACCGCCACCGCCACCAGTATTCGC